ATTAAGTTGAGCTCTACAATTAGGTTATTAACCTTTCTTTCTTTTTTTTTATTAAGTTGAGCTCTACAATTAGGTTATTAACCTTACTTACTTCTATTTAATTGCAATCAATAAATACCTCCCTGTCTGCCGTCAGTGTTAGATTATTATCCTCTATTTCTAGATGGATTTCATCGGGAATTTTAAGATTTATTTATTCGTACAGAGAACTGCGCTTTTGACGTTCGAGATGACCTCGTCAACGGTGAGCTCCTTGTCGTTGATGTACTCTTCGATGGTCTCGTCAACGGTATCTGAAGTGACAAGCTTGTATATGTCTGCTCCGTGGATGTCGTTCATACGAGCGTAGATGCGGTCTTCAGCCTGAGCGTTGTCATCAGGTGTCCAAGCTCTGTCTGTGAAGATCATCTTGCTTGCTGCGGTAAGTGTCAATCCTGTTCCAGCTGCACCGATGGTCGCAATGAACACCTTGACCTTAGGATTTGTTTGGAACTGCTTGACAGCTTGCTCTCGCTCAGCCTTCGTTGAGTCTCCCGTGTACGTCACGCAACCGTACTTCTCGAGAGCTCTGTGAACAGACGCTACAACCCTAGCCCAGTTGCTGAAAATGACCACTTTCTCGTCCTGTTCTACGCAGATCTCCTGCACCATAGCTTCAAGCGTCTGAATCTTCCCGCTGGGGATGACGGTCGAGAACGCTGAATCACTAAGGCTGTTCGCATCTGTCGCAATCTGACGCAGTCTCATGAGCCTGCTCACCTCTGCAGGTGCTGTGACGAACACGTTACTCTCTACCTCAGCTACGTACTCGTTAAGCATCTGGGTGTAGATCTTCGATTGTCTCTCACTCATACCACACTTAATGGTGTGGATGAACTTCGGTGGAAGATCTTTGATGACGTCAGATTTACGTCTTCGAATCATATATTGGCTGAGCTCTCTGGACAGCAGATCCAGGTTCTGATATCCTGTAGCCTTCTTGCCAAAATACGTCTGCTCATACGTGACGTACGTAGGTATCCATCTCCAAAACGAGCTATATTTTCTGCAGTCGATGAAGTGAAGCAATGCCCATACGTCAGCTGGGTTTTCCCTCATTGGTGTACCTGTGAGCAAGTACAACTGGCGACTGCGATAAGACAATTTATTCACGATACCAAAATTCGTAATGTTTTTAGCCTTTGTGCGAGCCTTGTGAGATTTACAGCGATGAGCTTCATCTACGATTAGGACGTCCCATTTCTTGTCACATAGGACCTTGGCATTGCGCTCAAGGCGCGCAGCTTCATAATGGATGATAGTCCAACGAGACGTTCCAATCACTTGTTTTCCGTCGTATACTTCGATATCCTGCCCTTGCCCCAGCAGGTCACATATCTCAGCCTTCCAATTGTTCTGAAGCCCATTAAGGGTGATTATCAAGATACGTTGGTTAGGCTTCTGAGCCGCAGCTGCAATAGCCTGTATGGTCTTGCCGAGTCCCATGTCGTCTGCCAGGATTCCTCTGCCGAGCTTACGGAGACCTTTGGCTCCTTGTTTCTGATACGGAAGGAGCGTTTTAGGCATTAGTTACCTCCTTCACCCAGATGGTATAAATGTACGTGTCACCTGCGAAGAGCTTGTTAATATTCTCAGACAACTCAATGGTGTTAGCCACGTTGGTATGAACGGTATTCGATACTACGGTAGCTTCAATGGAGGAACCGTGCTCAGCGTCAACTCCACACCAGATGGTGACTCGAGTCCCGACAGGGTACTCGTTCGTTGCACACGTATTAGGCTCAGTCAAGCTAGAGTTGTAGAAGCCATTCATTCTCGTAAATCCTTCTGGAGCTTCTGACGCTGATGACCTGTTCTGTACCGTCTCGACGATGTGCTCTTTGTACTCATCAGACATCTGGTATGGAAAGCATTGATTCCAGAACCAAACGACCAGGATGATAGCCACTACGATTGAGAGCGCAGTTTTTGTTCTACGTTTCATATTCGTCTCCTTAAATAGAGATGACCCATCGACCAGGTCGATCGATGGGTCGGTACGTATATTTATTGATTGAGCTTGAGCCTGAGGTCTGCTACCTTGGAAACATAGTTGTTGAACTCGACGACATACACTGCGTGGCAGAAAATACCATAATCTGCTGTAGTACGATAGACACGCTTGATGTCGGAGACCTTAGCTTGCTTGTATCCTCGATGAGAACGAACGCGCTCGAGGACCTTCTCTGGAGAAATGACGCTGATCTCGTTGTTGTCGCGCCTGCTCATGCGACGCTCTTTGCGGAGCTTACGAGCAGCTTCGATGTCCTCAAAATCCTTTGTGTAGACATATCTTTTGCGATTCTCAATACGATACCAAGACTGAGACTCCACGATTCTGCCGTCGCTGTTCCAAATGGTGTTGCCCAGGCTGTCCTCGACAAAACCCTTTTCGACCTTGCGAACTTCAAGAACAAGCATGCGATCGTAATCAATGTCCTCAGCATTGTAAACGCGAACACGATAGGTGATGTTACCTTTGTTGAGATCTGCGTAGAACACATCACCTTGTGAACCTGCCATAGTACCGAAGTTGAAAACGTAACCTTTCTCGATGAACTCGTTGACCTTAGCTGTAGCGATTGCGGAGATCTCGTTCATAGTCATGATGTTCTTCATTGTTGACTCCCTGTCGTAGTAGTTGAACTTCCTGACGAAGTTATTATCGCTCAAAATTGTTCAACTTTCATCGGGAATTTGAAAAATTTTGAAAATATTTTCAGACGAGATCTTCCCAACCGTCGAAATCGATATCTCTCCTGATCATTTCCTGGAGAATCTTTGGATTGATGTCTACGCCACCAGATCTTTTCTTGTGAGATACACCTGTGACACTAAGCGCACTAGAGATCTTAGAGATCTCACTTTTTATGTAGGACTCAAACCCGAAGTCATCATAGATGTGATGCTCCCCCAGGAAGACCTCATACGATCCAGACGCAGACAGATCCTTCTTTATGAGATTGCTCCAGGTCGACATCGCTTCTGCTGGACGGTAGCTGCCAGCTTCCTGAATAAATTGGACTGCATATCTCCTGATTTCATCGTCCACTTCCCTCCATGACGCAGCGAATGCCATGAGCGTGGTGTCGTCCTCACCTACATACTTCCAGACGCCGATTCCTCGTCCCTTGATTAGACGACCTTCACTCACCAATCTGTTCACTATCTGAAGTGCTGTCTGAGGTGGGATATTCATGAATTTCATGATTCCTGACATAGAGACCATGTCAGCACAAGCGGAAAGGTATCCCTCGAGTAGAGGATATTCATTCTTCAGATCTTCGAAGGTATCTCCAGACACATCATCAACGAGCGCATTCTTCCATCCAGTACGAGCGCACTCAAGCATGAACCTGTTGACAGACACCCCCTTCTTCTCAGCTGCTGTAGCAATCTTCTTCCAGACGCTTCCATTCGCTTGTACACTGACACTGTACCTCTGACCGTCTTTCATCTCCGAGATTTCCACGTTGTTCCTTTCTGTCGGAATTATACGGCATTTATATTATCGCTCTATTTTCAGAGAATGTCATCGAGAATCACGTATTTTTTTCTGACTGAAGTTTTACGAGTCTTTCTCCCTCTCTAGGTCGACGTCAATCAATTTTCAAAAAGGTGAAAAATCTATTGAGACCCTATGACCGCCCACGTGATTTTTCATATGAAATCATACCTAAGAGAATGTTAGATCTAAGAAGGTAGAGAGGGAGAGAGACTCGCGTTTCACTCGTGGAAAATACATGATATAGATAAAAAAATAGAAAGAAAACTCCTCAGGCACGGCAAACACCTGAGGAGTACACAACCGCGTGTGCGGGATGTGTCATATTGCTTAGTGCAGTGAAGTCAATCGTCCGACACCATCTGTGTCTACTTGCACCGTGCTGTCAGCTTGGACAGAGCCATCTGCATTGACTGCGTAGGCGTGGTCATTGTGAACGTGAACGCCAGCAGGAAGCAGGTTGCCATTCTCAGAAGCGAGGTACTTCTTGCCTTCTGCATCAAAGATACCTGTAGCCATACGTCCATCATTGGCAAAGTAGTAGTCGCAACTTCCAATGTGCTGCATGCCCGTCAGCATGGCGCACTCTTGAGGTCCTTCCTCTGGGCAAAGGTAGAACCAGTCAGAACCATCAAAGTACCAACCTGTGACTGCATATCCGCGTGCGTCAAAGTAGTACCAGGAGCCGTTGATAAACGCCCACTGGCTGTAATAGTAAGCACTAGGACTGGTTGCATACCACCAGCCTGTCGCATTCTTAACCCAGTGTGGCTCGAACTTGGACTCACCCTGTGCAAGCTGCTCCCATTCTGCATAGGTGAGCTTTGTCACATCAAGGTCAACGGTACCGCCTGCGCTAGAATACTGCCAAATGGTCCAGTCAGACCATGCGCCAGTGTTATAGATCATGTCAGGCAATTCCCAAGAGAAGCGGTTGTCTGGGTATCCTGCAATCCACAGACGCGATACATCAGCACAAGACGCTACCTGTGAACGTCCAGCGGGATAGGTATATACAACAGGATAGATGCCTGTCTTAGCGTAGACGCGGTCAACAAACTGTCTTGCCCATACTGTTGAGCCCCACGCGTCATTGTCACCGTTCTCCCAGTCTAGGCAGAGAAGTGCTTTGCCAATGTAGCTGGATACGCAAGCAACGAATGCGTCAGCTTCTGCAACAGGTGAGCCACCCTCGGCGTAGTGGTAGACACCAATAAGCTTGCCGTCAGCAAGCGCACGCTGAAGCTGTGCGGTCATGTAGCGGTTCATTGGCTGGATGCCTTGGGTAGCCTTAGCAATCACGAAGTCAGAACCACTGTATGCAGTCTCGACATTTGGGTGCGAGTATGTCGCACCCAACGCCTGATAACCGCTAACATCGATACCCTTAAGCATTGTTAGCTCCGTTCTTAGGACCATCTTTTGGCTGTGGGTTAGCTGGCTCAGCGTTGCCTGTCATATAGCTTGCAGGACGTGCAGAAGGCTGTACATAGGTCATTGCACGTGCTGAGTCGCTGAAGCCTGCAGTCGTCGGGTCAGTGACGACACCCAGGAGAGAAAGCACAGCGAAAACAGCGTTCACAATAGCTGTAAGCTGTTGTCCCAGGTTGGCAAAGTCCCAGGTATAACCAAAAGGTACTGCGCATACCTGGACGAGCAGCAGAACTGCAGGAATGAATGCCAGCCAAAAAGCCTTGTTACGTGCGCGAACAGTAAAATTAATCATGTTAATCTCCTTAAACGATTTTCAATTTCCTGTAATTACCTAGTGTGTATGCGCCTGTTCCAG